CATTTTGCCATACTGATGCGGATCAGATGCCTCAAATGTGATTGTAAAAGAAAATGAATTGACTTTTTCTAAAATTCGTTGTGATGGTGTGATTTCTGATAAGTGTACATGCATTTCCCAGTCATCTGACTCCTTGAAACGCAATGATACTTCATTCGTAGTGAAAGGTCTTAAAACATTCGCAATATAAGCCTCTTTTTCTGCTCGTTCTTCTGCACTATTTACTAGACAAAAGCATGAAATAACTATTTTTTTTGAACTGATAGATGTGCCTTGAAAAATATTTCCAATCATTCCTGGCACATCTTGTGTGGATGAGGATAGAGAACCCATAAAAGGGTTTTCTATCTCTTCCACAATAATATCTAGATCATCGTAACTGTCTAGGGTATCAAGTATAAATCCATTTTTCATTTTATGAAATCACTCCTTTGAAAAAATTACGTGTTGTATCTTTTGATTGTTGTTGTTTAGTGATGGCGGGCTCTAATTTTTTGCTATCAAGATAGGTGTTACTATCTTTATTAACCAGTTGCGTTAATAAAGAATTTTGTTGTGTTAATAATGCCACTAACTCGCTATTATCATTCACTACAGTTGTTGCACTGTTAATATTTCCATCTGTTTTTATTGTAGAATTGCCACTATCTCTGCTAACGCCTAAGCGATCCATCGTTTTGTGCAGCAACTGAATAGCTCTTTCACGTCTGTTAAGACCCAATGGAATAATAACTTCTTCGCCTTCTTCACCAATTTCAGCGATTTGATGTTTTTTAATGAAGCCACCGTTTGCATAACGCTTGATTCCTGTCGGGCCCCAACCTTTTGGCATGTTAATATCACGCAACCAGTTACTGTCGTTAAACATTGCAAGTAATTGAGTGTAACCATTGCCTAAATCGGGTTTAACGCCTTTTGGCACCCAGCTATTTAAAGTCGGTTGTATATATTGTAAAAGTCCTTTTGATGGCATTCCAGCTTTCGCATTTGAATCCCAGTTGTTGACTACGCTTGCACTACCATTCGACTCTTTTGTAATACGTTTTAGGATTGATTCCATACCAAATGGTGTTAAATCAACATTCATACGTTTAGCTGCTTTTCTGATATTCGGAATCCATGCTTTAGCTCCACCAGTCACATTGCCACTTGTTCCACCTGATTCCTCAAAGATGCCTTTTATCCACTTGCCCATACTACCGAAAGTGGTATTAACTGCACCTTTTGCGATTGACAAAGGCGCTTTTGACATTGTGCCTAAAATCGGTTTTAGAGTGCTGTTAACTACGTCTTTAACGATTTTCATTGGGTTTTTAGCATAGTCCCAAATATCACCTGCAAATTCTTTCGTAGCTGCCCACGCCTTAGATGCAACATTTTTTGTTGAATCCCATGCGCCGCTAAACCAATTACCAATACCGTTGGCATAATGCGGAATGTTCATAGACTGCATCCACATATTCGTGTCATTTCCATTTAAGACTTTAGCACCTTTTTGTAAAGGCATGACAACATTACGCCCTTGTGCAATAAAAGTACTCCCATCGGGATTTTGTACCGCTTCTTTATAATGTTTACCTTTACCGTCGTTTATCATTGCTAGACCGCCCGCATGTGAGTCTGTACCTTTTGCGTACGCTGGTACTTTCCAAGTAGGTAATTCTGTTGCTCCAACTTTATCAAGTACCCAGTTTATTCCACCTAGAATACCGTTAACTGGTTTTGAAATAACATTAACGACACCCACAAACATAGACTTAAATTTATTTTTCAATGCACTAGCGCCACTCTTAATTCCTTCAGCCATTCTATGTGGCATATCTTTAACATTATCAATCATTTTTTTAACCCAACCAAAAACACCATCTTTCATGTTTTTAAATAGGTTGATTACTTTTGATGGTAAAGATTTTATTCCATTCCAAACGGATGAAATCCCTTTACTAAAGAAACCTTTAATTCCACTCCACATATTAGATACAACGTTCTTAGCGCCTGTTCCAAGCGTTTTAAACCCATTTAAAATACGTGTAGGCATTGATTTATATATATTCCAAACTGTTGAAACACCACTTGTGAAGAAACCTTTGATGCCTGCCCACATTCCTGATACAAGTGCTTTAGCCCCTGTAGCTAAAAGTTTAATCCCTTTTAAAACTCTACCCACTAACAATAAATTGACAGCGTTCCAAACGAATTTAATCGCACCTGCAAAAACTTGCTTAATACCTTCCCACATTTTTGAGAAGTTACCAGTGAACAATCCAGAAAATATTTTTATAACACCCATTATTACGGATAAACCGCCTTGAATAACACCTTTGATGTTACTTATCACACCACTTATAATACTGAAAATCACTGCTAAAACTGGCTTGATGATAGGTAAAATAAATTGTATTGCGGTTTGAATGCCTTTAATAACATTAGTAATTGCTGTAATAATCATTGTTCCATTTTCTGCCCAAAATGTTTTTAAAGTAGTAAAAATACCTTTGAAAATATCTACAATTTGCGTAATTATTGGCATAATAAAAGGTTTTAATGTGTTAAACACTGCTTTAAATGTTGTGATTGCACCTGTAATTGTTGATTTAATTGCTGGCATCGCACTCATGATAACAGTTTTCATTGTATTGAAACCGTCCACAAAGCCACCAAAAACGTTTCCTGTTCCGCCTTTTAAGGCAGTTTTGAACTCTGTGAATTTTTCTTTTACCTTACCGATATTATCAATAATTGCTGCAACTGTACCAATATCAAAATAATTCGATAGAATATCAATTTTCTTTCCTTCTAAACCGTCGCCGAATATTGTTTTTATTTTATCTCCCATGCTAGGGATATTAGCAAACATATCATTGAGATTGTTTCCAATATTTTTAGATAATGGTGCTAAATTCTGCCCAATTCCTGCAAATACTGTTTGCGCATTCCGCCCCATTTTTTGCCAAGGATTTGAGTCAGAAACAGTTTTATTCATGACATCTATTGTGCCTTTTGCTTCAAATGTCGCCCCTTTTGCTTTTCCCATCGCTGTGATAGCTTTTGAACCGACATCTTCCCATTGTGTTCCCATTAATGCAACACCAGCGTTGTTACGATCATTTTCATTTTTCATGTTACCTAAGTCTTTTGTCACTGCCGAAAAAACTTGACTACTCGTAGCTTCACCTTGCTTGAACTGTTCCCAAAGTTTTCTAGTTGCAGAAGTCATGGCACTCATACCACCATCAACGCCCTTACTCCCATCACCAATACGCACACCAAATTCTTTCACTGTGTCATTGACTTTATCCATATTCATAACACCATTCTTAGACCCTGCCGCCATGATAGCGAACATATCTTGAGATGAATACCCTGCTTTTTTAAATTGAACAGAATACTCACTAATGTTATCAAACATTTCTTGACTAAAATCTAATCCTTCTTGTCCACCTTTAGCCATTAGATCATAAGCGACTTTAGAGGATATACCAAAGTTAGTCATTAAGTTTTTACCACCGCGCAAGACTTCATTAACGTCTGTATCGAACGTATTTGCAAGCGTTAAGCTACTTTTAGTAACTTCTTGTACTTCATCATTACCCATATCGCCAAACAATTGCTTGGTTTGAGTGAGTGAATTGTTCACGTTATCTAATGATTCGCCAAATCCTTGTTTAAAGAGGTTTCTTGCGGACGTTGTTAACTGTTTCGCCTCAGTATCCGTACTACCTAACTTCAATTTAAAGTCTGTGATTTATTGACTGGCAATTCCAATTTGGTCAACCACTTCTTTGCCAACGCCAACTACTGCACCAATACCCGCTGTAATAAAGCCGCCAACTAACAATGATTTAAAACTGCTCAGTTTTCCACCCGCTAGTTCAAATTGTTGAGATGATTCATCCGTTGTTTGACCTAGTTTTTTTTGTGAATTGATGGCTTCATGATTAGCTGTCTCTAATTCTCTTACTTTAATAGCTTGCTCACGTGTTTCAGTAGCATCAGCACCCTTGCTACTTTTCAATTCTGCAAGTTTACGTTTTTCTTCATCAATTAAAACATTTCTACTTCTAATAGTGCTTGATAAGCTGTCATATTCTACTTTTAAAGCACCAGTTTCATTACCTTGCGCTCTCATTGAGCGTGCTAAACTATCCGATTCAGTCGCTTGTAATTTCATTTCACGACTAACTTCAGTCGTTTTAGACTTGTACTCCGCTAACTCTTCGCTAACTTTTTTCAACTGAGCATGATACGCCTGATTTTTAGCAACAACATTATTAATCTTAGTAGCCATATCGGTAGCTTGCTTACTTGTTTCGCCAAAATCTTTGATTGCTGTTTGATGTTTAGCGTGCAATCCTGCAAGTTCTTTTTCTTGGGCTTCAATTACTTTATTAGTCGCATTATACTTTGTTTCTAATTTATCTAATTCTGTGCCTGTTGCTTGAACGATAGACATTTGAGCTTTCATCTCGCTCATAGTTGCTTTAACTGCACGTGTTGTGGCCGCTAGTGATTTTTGAAATCCTGCTGATTCTAGATCAATACCAATTGCCATAGCGCCATAAACTTTACCTCTTTTTGCATCTGCCATTGTTTCTCTCCTTTCTAAATTTAATCAAAAAAAATATAAGCACAATATTCAAATGAATGAACATCATGCTTATATATCTGAGCCATATTTGCTACTTTCTATTTCTTCTGTGTAATATTCTGCACCCTCGTTATCGTATGGATCACCAGCTATAAGCGATAGCATCTCATCTAAATCGTTATCTCTTAGATCTGATAAAGTGATAAGTTTTTCACTTAATAAGTGTGAGAATAGTTTTTTTAAGTCATTATAATACTCTTTATAGCTGACTGCTTCCCCTTGAGCTATGCTGGAGGTGTTAAGCCCTTTTTTCCTACTAAAACAGTCTCGATAATTTCACCCATTTTTGGAAAAAGTACATGTGATTCTAAACCTGCGTATAATTCTTCTACTGTGAATTGATTTTTAAATACATCAGTTACAATAAATTCAGCCATTTCTCGTGCTTGTACAAGTTCATTTTCTGCCCCTGCCTCAGCTTTGATTTTAAATTCAATTGCTTTCAATGTAACGTTGCCGCTGATTCTACCTGCTGTATATACCTCTGTTTTCTCTGTTTCTTCATTAAATAATTCAATTTTGATTACGTTTGCCATTGTGTTTTTTCCACCTTTAATTTATATTTTTTTGTGTTCTTATTTTTAAAAAGTACAATAGCATATTACAAATACACTACTGTACTGTGTTTATTATTTACTTACCTGTCAATTTTTTATATGCAACCTCATCAAAGCCGGGGAATGCGTATTTTTCCATTGGTGCAAACTTATCTGCACCAGTTCCATATTTGTAAGAATCTCCATTTTCATCTGAGATTGCTCCAAACTCTAATTCTGTATCTGACTCAATGTTAATTTTACCTGTTTCAGACGTTTCCATTTTTGCAGAATCAATTGTAAATTTACCCTTTGAAAAACCAGTGTAATAAGGCTTTTCACCTAGAGTTGTTGACTCTAAAACTAAAGAACAATAGGGCGCTACTGAGTTACTACCCACTGCATTCAATCCGCCTACTTCCGTTTTATGTCCGCTAATCGCTGCGATAATTTCATCTGATAAATCCATTAATGTCAATTTAACTTTTACATCGCCAACACCCGCCTGTGCAACGTAATAATCTCCATCGCCCGCTGATAACTTAATTTGTTCACCTGCCAAACCGCTGATGTCAGCAGAAACTGAACCACCTCCGCCATCTTTTCGTGTAAATTCAAATTTATTGATTACTTTCTTACCTGCTTCATCATAAACCCCAATAATTGCTCGTTTAAAACCTTTTAATGCTACCATTTTATAAATCATCCTTTTCTATTTTAATTTTTTTATAGCTTTGATGTGTGAAGTGTAGTGTCACAACTAGAATGTTTTCAATATTTTCATGTAGCATTTCCATGCTAAAACTGTAAAAAATATCTAACAGTTCTAATTTTTCAACTAACTCATCTATCATTGCTTCAATATCTTCTTGCTCAACACTTAAATACATTTGTATCTGAAACTTTTGCATTGTTGACTGCAATGAATCGCTTGCGAATTTTGTTGCTTGCGTTGAAACAGTTGTTAATTTCAATGCAGGTAAATTGCTTGCTAACTCATAATTTTCAGGCATTCTATAAGCATAGACATTCATATCCCAATGCTTTAGAATATCAATCAGCTCAAGTCTTAAAGTTGCTAACCTCATAAATTTAGCCCCTTTTTAATCTCTTGCATCACAATATCCATTGCCTTTTGACTTTCTTCTAACATTGTTCGCTCAATAAAATGTTGAGCTTGTTGTGTTTCTGTACCTAGCTCAACAAAATGAGCACGATAATACGTTTTATCACTAAAACCAATTAACGACATGTCTAATACATCTTCATATTTCACATCATCTGACAGCGGTTTACCATCAAACTCTTCGCCAATTGGCGTATTCTCCGCTAATTTATTAGCAAAATATTTAGCGCCTTTCATCTGTGCTTTTGTGTATATTTCTTTTTCGTTAGCTAACTTAATGAGATTTTTCTCAACGTCACCTAAATTAAAATTCACACTACCTACGTTTCTATCACCGCTCATTAGACAGTCACCTCTTTCGCTAAGATTGTTGTCCATTTCTTCTCAGAAACATCAGTATTAATTTTCTTAATCTCATAATTTTTATTATTCATTTTTATGAGCCAATTATTTTTGATTTCTTCAATTTGCTGATGACGAATGATTATAGTAACAACATCTTCAAGTGCTTCATTTCCAAAACTCGAATAAATTTCGTTCAAATATTGCTGTCTAACTCTAGCCCAACAAGTGAATTTTTCAACTGGTTTGACAACATCAATACCATTTGAATTGACCGTTCTTTCCTTTGAATAGAATGTAATTCTTCTATCTAATTTTGCTGATTCATAGCCCATAATCGATAATCACCATCCAATTTTTGTAACAATGTTGATAACGAATGATTTACATCTTTTACATTGTCTAACGTCTGAATTGAGTGATACTCATAAAAATGATTAGTTAAAATAATGACAGCTAAATTATATAATTTATTATCATTGAAAAATCTATCATCGTTATTTGATGTAATTGATGTTTGAATATCAATCTCAGCAGCTGGAATATAAATATCTGACAGCAACTCATCGTCATAATCATGATCTATTCGCAAAGCATTTTTAATTGTTTTAATATCTACTATTGTTATCAACTCCTTTTTAAAAAATAGAGTGATAGAATTACCTACCACTCTGAATTTCAATTATTTTTTTGCTGGCTCAACTGGCAATGACAAGTTAACTAAATAACCTGCTTCATCGTCTGCTACAACCGCATCAAAACGTAGAACTGCTTGCAAGTATTCACCATATTTGCGTTCTTCTGCCCATTTCATTGTGATATTTTTGCGGTCTGCAAATAAAACAAACGCTTCAACGTCACCAACGAATGCTTTTGCTTCGCCTGCTTTGCCTAAAACGGTATCTTTAAGAATTACCATTTTACGACCGAACAAAATGTAAGCTGATGGTTGCGTAATATCTTGCTGTAAAATATAACGACCGTCCGCATCTTTTAGTGTATCAACAAGTTGCAAGAATGATTGTGATGCAACGATCATTGAATTGTATTGAGGGTCAAGTTTAGTGTTGAACACTGCTTTTAATTCATCTAGTGAAGTTGCTGCCACTGCTGGCGCTTTAGCTAAAACATTCGCAATAGCTTTGTTAGATGTATTTAAAGCAATTCGATTAACATGTTTTGAGATTAATGCTTCTAAGTTGTCTGCATCGTCTAAAGCTTCTTCAGAAACTAACACAACACCTCGACGTGTTTGGATTTTATAATCGACATCTTTAAAAGTTGGATCTTCTAAATCAGGATTTTCAGCCAATTCTTCAGCCGTTGGTAACACTGCATCGGTACCATTGAAAACTGGGTATGAGCCTGATTTCGTTTCAACTTTTACAACATTTGCAAAATCACGTAAATCAACAACCGTTGATGGTTGCTCCTGTGCTTTTGTAATCACTTGAATAGGAATAACGGCTTCTGATTCTAATGTTGTGATACTACGTGCTTCTTTTGATTTTGATTGAATATGTTCAATGAATGAACGCACCTCTTTTGTTTTTGTTGTTTCCAAAGCATCTACTGCTGTCACTGTGTTTTTCATAAATTTACGAACTCCTTTTTCATCATCATTTTTTTGTTTTTCAGTTTCTTCTACTTTTGCATCTACTGTTTCTTCAATTTCGTCTGACTCTTGAGCCGATAAAACTTCTAGTTTCTCAAGCTGAGCGATGGCTTTGTCAAAAGCTTCTACTGCTGCTAATAACTCATCCGCTGAATCTAATTCATCTTTTTCAACTGCTTCTGATGCTTTATTAATTGCATCTGCTCGTTCTAATTTCTTTGCTTCTAACTTTTCTTGTAATGTCATATCTAATAATTCCACCTTTAATTTTTTATTTTTAGACAAAAAAATACACCTCTCATTTATTTGAGATGTGCTAATTTGATGCTAATATTTAATTTTTTCTTACGTGATTCATTTTTGAAATTTTGTACTTCTTGTTGTGCTTCTTTAATACTTCGTGATTCAACACTTGTGTCTTGATACGCTGGGTATGTAACGACTGATACATCATATAATGATAAAAATTTGTTAATATGACGCACAATTACACCGTTTTCTTCTTTCATCTCATAATCTTTATTATCAAGAAAGAAGCCGAATGAACACTGGTCAACATCACCTCTTTTTACAAGCGTATATAAATCCCTAGCATTTTGCGTATCAGCTAATTTACACTTAAAATGTAAGCCGATTTCATCAATTGTCAATTCTAATGTGCCATTCTTCGTTCGACCTAAGACTAAATTTTCATCGTGATTCATCAAACAAACAACATCACTTAAATTAGTTTCATCAAGTGCGTTTTTGTGAATTGTTTCAATGTAGCCGCCTAAGTCTTCGCTGAATGTGTCAAACTTTAATGCGTAACCTTCAATCGTCATGTCTTCTGTTGCTAACATATTACTAATACTTCTAAATTCTTTTTTCATTTTAAATTATCACCTCCTTATTTGGTGATTCTTTCAGCTCATCAGCAGTTGAGTCATTGATCCTATCAAAGCCTAATTTTTCACGTGCTTCATTAGCTGAAATAATTCTATTACTGACTAAATAAGAGTAGTTTTTTACTTTGGTGCTATAGTCTGAGTCGTATAAATATTGATAATTAAATTTTAATTCAATTGTAAAATTAAGATTGTTTGTATCATATAATTTGAACTCAATTTCTGATGTTAATGTTGAGAAAAAGGGAATGAGCGTATCAGTGACATAAACATTGTTAGAATCGTTCATTGAAGTGTGCTGATTCTCTCCACCCAGTCGGTCAATCGGTAGATTAAATGCTTTGGCAACTTGCTTTGTTGTAAATGTATAACTGTTTAAAAAATCTAAAATTTCAGTTGGAATTTTTAACTGTTGATAATCAGCAGATGGATCAATAATAGCTATCTTTCCGCTGTTGTTTGAGCCACTGTTCAGTTTCTCGAACGAATTTCTTACTTCGTCTTTTTGTTCATCGTTCAATTTTGCAAAATTCATTTTTAACACACCGCTTGAATTGCTTGCATTCTTGAAAAAGTTTGTTAAAAAGTTATTACTACGATTAGATATTTCTAACTCCTGCACCAGACTATGCAAAGGTGAGTAACAGTTAAATCCGTCAACCGTCATGTATTTAAAGTGTAAAATTTCTGACTGAGTTAAATCAATCGTTTCATTTTTTAGTGATACTGAATAAATAATATCTTGTTCTATTGTTTTAATAGTTACACTACTATTATTTAAAAATGTTAATGAATCTACACTACCATCTGCATCAATATTGATTTTTACAAATGCTTCACCGTTTAACAACATGTTTGCAGCTATGACATATTTAAAGTCATATGCGTTCATAAAATCGTTAGGTCTACTATTAAATAATTTAACAATTGAGTCATTTGTAATTTTATTATCTAAAAACTTTTCAATTTTAGCTGTTGCAATACTACTACTCAGAACATGCACAGCAGTAAAAATATCACTGTTCTTTAATGCGTTAACATTAGAATAAGTTGAATAGTAGTTACTATTATTGTAAAACTGAACACTGCTTTTTTTACTTCTTGTAAATGCTTTTTTTATACTTGCTAAAACTCCTATAATTTTCACCTCCTTATTTAAAACACACCGTAAAACTGCGTTGTTTCTTCTTCTTCAATCATTGCTAATTTATAAGCAATGATAACGGAAATAATCGGATCTATTTTATTTCTATTTTTCTTCTTGTTTATCTTTAGCATGTCATCATTTTTAGTAATGATTGCATTGTTTACTGCTATTTCTAATAATTTATTTTCATTGTGTAAAACTTTTCTTTCTAACAGATCATTACGCAATGCAACGATTGGAACTGTCATATTTCGATAATCTTGTTTAACATCAAATATATCCCAATTTAAATTTTTACGTTCGATAATACTTAAACACTCTGTAGCACTATACGCATCATAACAAAAACCTTGCACATCTAAATTGTGTAATTCAACATACTCAAATATATATCTCATCACTTGTTCTTTGCTAATAATTCCACTGATTGAGTCTGTGACAGTCGCTAAATTATTATCAATTAAACGCTGATAATCAATTTTCTCTCTATCCGATTTACTTTTTATATCCTCGTTGTAAATCGCAATAAATGAGTATGAGTCAATATATTTCGTTCCATCTTCTAACTCGTGAATCCATCCGACTGATGAAAGGTCATTAGTTCTTGATAAATCTAAACCAATCCATGTTTTCGTTCCGCTTATACTAATATCCTTCTTTTCGACTTGTGAATTGCGCCAATCTGAAATCGTCATATAAGCATTCTCAGATGATTGAATCCACATATTGAAGTTTTTTGTTAGCAGTGAATAAAGTGAGCCACGCATTTTTTCCGTTTCATACTCCTCACGCATGTTCTCTTTCATTTGACCGAATTTTATTTCGTCAGAAAGCAATGGATTAGCTTTGACCCAATTTTTTTCATCTTGAATTTCAGCGGCTGCATCTAATTCATAAATGGCTATGAAATACCTTTCTGCATCTTTTTCTTTTCGTAGAATAGACTTACACATTTCGTATTCTTCAAACATCGGAACGTTTAAATTTTCACCTGCTGTTGATATGATAGCAAGTAAACCATTTTTTTGTTGTCCCATTCCTTTTGAGATTGAATTGTACATTGCCCTTGATTTTGCTTCGTGATACTCATCAATAATTGCGAAAGTTGGGTTGTAACCCTCTGCGTTTTTTGCTACACTACTCATTGCTTTAGCAAACGAGTTGCTTTTAGTGTCTTTAATAAATTGTTCTTGTATCTTTAGTCTTTTTCGTAAACTTTTTGACTGTTCGGTAAGTTTATTCAATCCCACTCTCAGCATCTCGTAACTGATTTTAGCTTGTTTTAATTCGTTAGCTGTAAATAAAACTCTGCGACCCATCGCTGGATGCTTTTCAGTAAGCAATGTTATCATTCCTAAACCAGCGGCTAAAAACGTCTTACCATTTTTTCGTGCCATTGAAATATAGGCTTTTCTAAAACGTTTGTAGTCAGTTCCTTTTGTTCTCCATCCCTCTAGTGAGGCAACTATCCACTTTTGAAATATAGCAAGCTCTAAATCACTGCCATCCTCAGCAGGCAACAACTCAATGTTTTTAATTGCTTTGTTTGCCATTTCATTATTAAAGTAGTATTTAAAATCATCTGATTTAGAGCGTTCTAAATCGTCAATGTGACGCCGACATGCTAATTTAATCATTTCACTCGCTTCAATCTCATCACTTAAAATTTGATTAGCGTAAAGCTCTGAATAATTCATCTCATTATTAAGCAAATGGATCATCTTCTTCATCTTCTGAAACATCAACTAATCTCATTCTGCTTGAAATTGTCATGCCTAATTCATTGCTTATTCGCATTAATTGAGTGGTTGCTTTTTCCATCACTGTAAAGTCGGGATTGATTTTTTTAATTTTTATTCCGCTTGAGTTTTCTTCAACTATAGTTGCTTTGTTCTTTTTAACATCTTGCCAACTCTTGCGCCAAACGCTATACCAGTTGCAATACTGAGCAATAAGATGATAATCTAAATTGGAAATTGGTAAGTCTTGAAGTAGCGGTACTACTCGATTCCATTCATTTTTTCCCATTACGTCAAGGTAATGAGGTGGTTTGATGTTACTATCTAACTTCTCAAATGCGTGTAATTTATTTTCAATTTCTTGCTTGCTTTCGATTTCTTCTTTTGTGTAATTTTTAGATGTTGCCGATAACAATTTTTTATTGTTTGCCATTTTCAATTCTCCTTTCATTTATTGACTTTGACTATCTTTGACTTTTGATGTCAAAAAAAATATGCTGTTTTTTAAATTTAAGATAATACTGAAATTGCATCAACGCTTGCAATTAAAGGGTTTAAAGTGTTTGTTTTATAGAATTTTATGATAAATGAAAAGGGTCAAAAGGGAGTTTAACAAAATTATATCTGGACTCAGTCCGTACAAAAATCAACCCCCTGCCCCCTATTTTTAAAAATTATATTCTCGTGTTAAAAATGCGAATCCTTTGTACATTTTCTTTCTATCTTCAAGTTTTTCAATATATTCAACTGTCTCTTTAAGAAAGTTTTCAGCATAGATATATCGGTCTAATAATTTTTCAAATTCTACTTCTTTTTCTCTATTGCTTTCTAATAAATAAGTAAGTCGGCGTTTACAGTATTTTAGTTCACCCTCATAAAAAACTGTTGCATGTGTAGCAAAATCAATGCTGTCTGATATATCTTTCATTAACTCATCGTATTCTTTCTTACGTTCTTTTTTATCTTCACTAAAACTAAAATTAAAAATATCTTTCATATCAGTTCACTCTCCAATTTTTAATAAATATCTTCCATTCAATCACAACGATTCTAACAACACTTAACATACATTCACCTTTCTCAACATAATTAAACGTCTTAGAATCGCTCTCTCAGACATCAACATTATTAATCAATACTAACAATTTCATAAACATAATTACTATCATCATTAAACACATCTGTCTCATATAAATACTTAACTTGCTCTAACGCTAACTCAACACTATCAAAGAAAGCATCATCTACAAAATGATGCACAACACTATCAACTTTACATTTTACAATCGTATAATTAAACTCATTCATTATTACCATTCTCCTTTTTTGTAGTTTACAACCCATATTTTTTCTTATCTTCTAATGTCTTAACTTTATGACAACTATCACACAATGATTGTAAATTAGTTAACTCTAATCTTTTGCTCCAGTCAACACGTGATGGCACAATATGATCTACAACATCAGCATGTACAACATGCTCATTCAACAAACAATGTTGACATATCCAGTTATTTTGAGCCATTACAAATGCACGCATATTGACCCACTTTTGACTTTTATAAAACTTAACGTATTCACTTGCCGTTTCATTTCTATACTTGTTATAACTTTTATAATATTCGCTGCGTTTTTGTTCATTAGTCTTTTCTTTAACTACTTTGTTGTGTTCAATAGTAATACGATTAATCATAAACATCACCATTGACCAAACGCTTAATTTTATAAGTTGCATCAACTGTTAGATATAATAAAAAGCTAATCAATACTACTTCACTTACATATAAAATAACTTGCTTAAAAATTAATTCTGTCAAAATCAATCATTCCTTTTTTATGTATTTGTATTTTTCAAAATTAAAAACTAATATTCTTAGTACTTAATTTTAAAAAATACAACACACGAATAAAAAAATTGGAGGTAAAATTATTCATGTGTTGTATCAAAAAACCAATGGAGGTAAGTTTTTCATTCACTTAGCAGATGACAAGTCTGCTAAGTTATACAGTCAATGAGAATCGAACTCATTTTCACACCAGTTGACTGTGCCTTTTTCATTACATATTGATTCATACAGCTTTTCTAATAGTTAATCTGTGTTGCATTTAGTAACAAATACTAGATTTTAAAGATGCTCGCCATCTATATTTTTTGCTTGTTAGCCATTAAATCTAACTTTTAGTACGAGTTGATAACGTGTCTAGCCACGTGTTTTTATCGTTTGTTAATTTCTGCCCTTTTTTTAAGCTACTTCATTAAACTCTTTTATCCAGTTTTCGCTAGAATTAAGTCTTTTATCGTCAGTAAAGTATAAATCGGTACCAACGCCATAAGCCGCTGAAATTTGATTGAAATCATCTAGTATTATATTTAATAAGTTTAATGATTGAATACTTGTTAAAGATGTTGTTGCGATAGTGTATTGAACACTTTCATCATAGTAAATTCTTCCATTTTCCTTCCATCCCCCCCTGATTTCATGTGAAGTGAAACCGTCAAACTCGTCAATGATATAATTTTCTAGCTTAGCAATCTGCGTTGTCATATCGTCCCCGTTGTTATTTTTTTTTGGTGCTATTAATGTGATTGTTTTCATATTTATCTCTCCATTTAATTTTTAGTTTCAATCCAATTTAAAAACGGTCTAAGCAGCAGACTGCTCAAAACGCTTCAAGTATTCAATATATTTATTAAAAATATAAATCTGACCACTTTTTGTTGCAAGCGGTTGAATATGAGTGTATGAGTCAACTGCTGTTTCAGTCGTAACTAATCGCACCTCTAAATGCCCCATATCAACCATATCTTGAGATGGTCTGTTCCAATGACTACCACTTGTCAAAAGCAATCCAGTTGCTCTTGCAAAGGAAAACAACTCGTTACGGCCAATTTTCACCCCTGCTTTATTCATCAAAAGTGATAAATCTTTGAATGTGATTGATTCATCTATTGTTTCCATTTCAAAATTGTATTCTTCTTTAAAGATAAACTCTACAACCGAATAATTTTTCACATAATCAATTAGTTCTTCAGCTACATCTTCATATTTTAACTTTTCACATACTGAAAGCAAACCACTTTTATTAATGATAGCCATCTTTTGTTTGCCACCAGCTGTGTTGATAGTTGCAGATGATAAACAATGCTCTTTGATGTGTCGTTTAATTTTAGCTGTATTTTTATAACCGAATGCCTTCGCTAAATCATTAGATACCGTGTAAATCATTCCTTCTTTTTCGACTGTTCGTACTTCTGCACCGTTAATTTCAAAATTTTTCATATGTAAATCCTCCGTTTTTTTCTATGTATTTTGTGTGTATAAAACTGTATAAAAATAGACTAGCAATTAAGACATGCTAGTCTTTAATGATAAATTTTAGTAGTTCATTATTAGCTTTGTTGTGCATTGCTACTTGCTTACTATTTCCAAAATCATAACTATAATTAAATGCTGAAACTGGTAAATCATACATTGTGATATTATTAGCACTAGCTTTCTTTTTGATTCTAGTTCGCAGTGATTTTCTATTATACGCAACGTATTCTTCTTTGAATCGCTTGATATTCATTTCTAAGGTGGATCTATTAACTGACTCTTCAAGTTTGTTTTTATTTAAAATAGTAATTTCATTCGATATAAAAGCACCTTTTAATTTAAGATTACTGTAGAAAATTTCTTCGTTTTCAATATATTCTTGTACTCTACCACTGCCGCTTAAAAATGTCTTATCAAAATCAATTGAGCTGTTAAATGTTTCTTGATATGCCTTTTTATTTTTATCCCAAAAATTTCTAATTTCATCAGCCACATTTGTTTCTAATTTTAAATATACGTCTTGTTTGTCAATAGCTACGATTTTCTCGTTCACTTCAATAGCATCGTTATCTTCCATTTTTTTCAAGATTGATTTAATAGCTCGTCGCATTCTTTCTTGTCGTTTAAAATAAAAATAATTAATATATCTTTTTTCAATTTGATAACCTTCTACTTTTAAGTCATACTTTGCTTTGTCTAAATCATATAAATCGACAGGCAATAAGCTAGCAATCTGTTTTGTTGTCATTGTAATAATATCAGCATTTGAGCGTAACAAGTGGCGTGATATGATTTTCTCAGCATGTGTTTTAAATGTAAGAATAGTATTAGTATTGCCGCTTTTCAATGTGCGATTATCAACAATATCTTCAATGTCATTAGTTGCTTTAGTAATATCAAACCACGTTTTCTTTTTGCTGTTACTTTCTGACGTCCAATGTTCTTCGTATTCTGCAACTTGTGATAAACGGGCTTTGAAACCTTTCCAATTGCTAGATTTCAAATTATCATATTTATTATACATTGATTGCATTGCCTCTGTTGCTACTAATTCAACTGCATCTTTCATTTCTAATCTTCCTAATTTTAACTTTGTCATTGTTTAAATTCCTCCATTTTTTTATTAGCAAACAAGTTTGCAAGTTTTTTGTGTTGGTATTTCGTTCCTGTGCTACGCAAAGGAGCCTTACACCAACTTCGCTATGAGCAAGCTCAAAGCGATTTATGAAATAAAACTAATGAAAACGTTGTTACAACAGTGATTAAAAGAGATATATCTTGTTTTATGCATAGTTATAATATATATATAACTATGCATAAAACAAGATATATGGGCAACAACCCCCTATATAACAACGTTTCTACACTCATAATTACATAAATTTTAACTTTCAACTAAATATTGTTACTTAATTCAAAATTAAAATAAATAATGCTTTAACTAATTACTTCTCTCATATACTAATGGAGACTTGATACCGAAATTACAAATGGGTTGTACCTAAAAAACACCCAATAAATTGGATGTTCAATTGTTATTACTATTTACTTCTCTCATTAGTTAATGGGGACTTGTAGCATGAAAATCGCATAAATACTCGAAAATAAATAAAAATTATACACTTATATTTATTTAAAGTCAATAATTTCAACTCGCATTTACTGAATTTTCTATTGCTTTAATTTCTGAAATGTATTCTTTTGATCGTGCTTTCAATCCGAATTTCCCTTTTTTATCTTTTTGAAAATATCTATCAGTTGCTAAATACACTTTCCCATTTCCTTTACAAGTCTTAAACTTCCCTCTTACTCTGTATGTATAAACGTACTCATCCATAACTTTTTTATGCACTGAAAGCAATTTAATAGGAAAGCTCTCAGATAAGAAACTAGAAACATATTTATTATCTTTATCAATACCTCTTGATATTTCAACTTGGCTCATACCTTGTTTCAAACCTTCAATAATCAATCGCTCTGTATCATTTTTAACTGTACGATCAATCAAATCATCTAATTCCCAAATGAGCCATTTTAATTCGCTATCAATATCTTTCGCTGCTGATTCATGTAATTTTGAATATTCTTTTAATAGTAATTTGTATGTTTCTACATCATTCATATTTAATAATGTTAAATCACCTTTGTACAGATGGCTCATATCATCACCTTTTACAACAAAAAGTAAGCTGTCAAACATTACTTTGAATTGTGACATCATCTCACTGCGGAGTTTTCGCAAGTTGTTAGCTTTATATCCATGTGCTTTGTGCAACATTGAATAAAATTCTTTTCGATACTCGGAAGATGTTTCCAATCCATTTTCATCATAGTAGCCTAATGATTTTTCGATTTCATAAATAGATTCCTTGTACTCACTGATTAACTTGTTACGCCATTCAATTTTATCAACATGTGTATCAATGTGCTCAGAGAACAATGAACGTTTAACAATATTTGTTGTTGACTCAAAGTGTCGAGGTATTTCAGTTTCTAATTTATTATTGAACTGACTGGCTAAATATTCTTCAGCTCTATCTAAAGTTTTAGCAATATCTTCTTTATTATTGAACATATCTTTTTTTTCATTTTGAGAAATAATTCTTTTTTTACTTAACACTGAGTCACGATAACTATTAGATGAAACCGCACCATTTTTCTCTAAAAGTTCACTAGCATCAACACTCTCATCTGATGAAAAATCCGTTGGATAGAATCTTCTGCTATACTTAATATCTGCATCCTTTGAGTTACCTTTTTTCATTTGAGATATAGCATAATCAATTTCATTAATTTCAATTTGTTGCTTAGTACCTTGTCTATTTTCTTTCTCAATTTTTAATATTTGATAGTTCGTTTCATCTTCAATGTTATCAAATTTTTTCGAGTCAATGTATTGAGAAAAAGTATCTAACAGTGATTCTAAACTATCAATTTCACACAGGTCTTCAGTTTTCATTCCACTTGTTGTAATACAGTGTTTATCTTTGTATTCGGAACTACTAATATAATTAACAATCTCGTCCTCATATTTAAACATGAGATATGATACCCACAGTGTACGATCTTGTGCATATTCAATAGAGTAGTCTAGCTGCTTACGCATTTTCTGATATGTCCCAAAATGATTGAAATCATTGCTAAACGTAACATATAAGCCATTTTCATTTTGTTTTATGACATCATTGTTTGACAAAGTAAATTCTTCATTAATATTTTTGATTGTTTCATTAAAAATACTTAATTTCAAAAAATCTTTATCGCTTTCAATTTCCACTGCCTTTGTTGCTACTTCTACTGTTGTTTTTGTCATTTTCTAAATTCCTCCGATTGTTTTGACAATCAGAGAATGAATTATAATAGTACAAATCGTTATCAATCTAATCTAATGCTAGTTGCACTTTGAGCGCATTATCTACATGTTTTTGTGTGGCTGTTGAGACAAAACCCGCATGATTATGAAGGCGTGTTTTAGCACACCTCATGACTTGTTCGCATAAGATGATAGAATCTTTTTCTAAAAAATCATAAAATTCTTTTACTAATAATACATGTGTTTTCATCTTTTTCTTTTTCGTCATCGTGGAAATTGGCACGACCGTGATCACAGGTGAGTAAAAATTACACACATCATTAGAAACAATTAAAACTGGTCTGAATCTCTCAGTACCGTTAATTTTATCTTCTTCATACGTGCGACCATTTCCCATTTCAGATCCAATTGCCCCACTTAAATCAGCAAATAATATCTGCCCACGTGCAAACTCTAGCTTTTTCATTGATAAAACCCCTTTTGTCAATCAACAAAAGAAAACTTTTTATTTCAAAATAGCATTTCAACTTACAAATTTTCTATGTACAATTATCAATACAAACGATATTTCACATTAACTTGTTCAATCGTCTGATGAGTCTTGTCACTAAAAAGTTTTAATTTGATTGAATTTATTTTTCAATCTCTGATTGCCTTCCATTTTATTTTTGTTAAATTATATTGCTATATATATGTATTTCTAAACGACTCTAGCAATTTAGCTTTAACAGTTAAATTATATACTTCTTTTAAATATACGTCAATAGTTTCAACATTTATTTTATACGCAACACTCCTTCCAAATATTTTATTTTTAATTATGTAATAACTAATATTTTACAAAAAAACTAAACATAAACTCATACAATTATTAAAACTCTGCACAAGTCTATGTATAGCTTTATAACAAACATATGTTTAACTTTTAAATATACTTTCTTCTTTCAGGTACTCAATCTGTTCATCCGTAAGCTCGATTGACTGCCCGTTTATATACGCAAAATTTGTAATCCTTGTTTCTTCGTTATCTATGATTGCAATACTATTTTTATCTTTTGAATATGTTTTTCTACTGATTTTTCCGTTGTAATCTCGTGCTACTGTCAAAGTATAATCAACAATACTTTCTGGATGTTCGATTTCTGTATCATAGATATTAAAGCTCAATTGCTGCCCAACTTCAACAACCGCATCTGTATTACAATTAATCTCTTTCCATACGGGTGTTTTTTGATTAGCAGAGTCAATCTTGTGTTGCTCATATGAAACATCATTCTCATATTTTTCATATGCTTCTGCAAGAGTATTGCTTTTTTCTGATGCCAAAAATTTCTCGTAAGTAGTTTCTGTTGTGTTTTTCATTTTATAATTATCCCCTTTTAATGTGTTTTTTTATTTGTAAATAACAAATTTGTTTCTTTTAACATTAACCTTTTTCTTTGAGCTGTTTTTCAACTCTTGCAATTGTCTAAAAACAAAAGGCAAGCAAAATCCTGCTGCAATATAGATTAAAACGTTTGTAATCATCGGTAAATCATTCCCCATTTTTAGCACCTCGTTTTTCTTTATTTGTTATCTGTAATTAATATATCATAAGTGCCATCATTGTGCAAGCACTTATCTGTAACTTCAGTTCACTTTTTAATGAAAAAGTGCTATCATAGTGATAGCATTACTTGGAGGTGAAAAAGTTGGCACTTAAAGAAGATATGACTAGAATCACAATTAATATAAAAAAAGATGAAAATGAACGACTTAAAGAATTAGCTGAAGCAGATAATAGGTCTGTAAGTAGTTACGTTCGTAATCTTGTGTTGCGTGAAATTGAACAATCTAAAAAATGAAAAATAACACATCGGTTACTCGCAAATGAGTAACCTTTTTGTTTGCAATAATTCACGTCTATATCCCTGTTTAACAGCGTTTGATTAGCTTCATGCGTATTGATTGACCAACAAATAAGCGTTGCTTAAAAGCCCTCTGAGCGTGTTAAATACAGATTAAATTAGACTGTTTTAAAGCGATGCTGATGCTGTGTATTTAAAAAGTTTTTGAGTACATCAATAGTTGACACATCGTTGTTAATCGTGTCTAATTGCTTGCGTGAGTAGTGTTCAGCTTTAGATTGTTTGTTGTCTATAAAGTTCATGCAACTGCGTCTGACGTACGCTGTGACGCTGTGAGCGTTTTGTTTTGCATCTGCAATGATTGATAAAAATTTCTCTTTAGTTAATCCGTGTGAAACAAAATCAGAAAAAATTAAATTTAATTTAGCATCGTCAGAATGACGGTTACCTTGTTTTGATTTTAAGTTAGTTTTAGTAGCTAAAGTAGTTGTATCAACATTCTCACACTCTGAAACGTTGGTATCATTGGCTTTAGTCGTTGTTTCTTGTGTATCACTTTCTGTATCATTTTGTGTATCATTAGAATTATCAGCAATCTCGTTATCTTCGATTTCACTCATATCATCGTCCATAAATTTTGCAATTGCATAGACGTTTGCTCCTCTGCCGCCTGATACACGACCAGATCCAACGTGAAAAGTGTGTATTGCATTAGCATCTCTCAAATTTTTCAATGCACGATTGACAGTGGGACGACTGATTTCAAGTGTGACAGCAATCGTTTCACCTTTAACAGTGCCAACTCCTCTGCCATTTGTTGATAGCTTTAAAATATAATCGAACACGCGTAAAGTTGAGCTGTTAAAATCGTTGTATTCTACGTGTAAATCATGATGTTTCTTCGCATCTGCAAATGTTGGATATGAATAATCTGCATATTTTCGTAACTGTTTGAATTTCATTTTTTATTTCCTCCTTTTTATTAAATAATGTTAAAAGCTAAAATTGACCTTTGAATAGCTCATATGTTATTATTATGATAAAGTGAATAACATTGTAGTACACACTACGCTACAAAACATTTAATTTATGTTATTAAACTTTTTCATCAGCTTATGTATTAACTATAATACCTTTTTATCTATTTGTCAAATTAATTTTAACTTATAGGTTATCAAAGTGGATGTAATGTAATACATATAAAACATATAAAAGGAGTGCTAAAATGATCGTTGAGAAAATAAAGAAACTTTGTGAAGAACAAAAAATAACTTTTGCAGAACTGGAAAGAAAAATTGATTTATCAAATGGTCAGATCGCTCGTTGGAAAAAACAAAACGCAGGCATAGATAAACTACAAAAAGTAGCTGATTACTTCAATGTTTCTATAGACTACTTACTTAGCAGAACAGAGAAGCGTTATCTCGAAAAAAACAGTGACATCGGCTATGCGATAGAAGATATTATAAACAACGCTAAAAATTCCTCAAAAATTAAATTTTTCGATCAAAATATTTCAACTATTGAAAAAGAAAAGTTACTATCATCTATTATTATTGCATTAGAACTTAATAAAAAATAATTTTTTTCTATATCTGCCTGAAGTAGAAGAAAGGATTTTTTTGTGAAACTAGTTAAATCAAAAAAAAATAAATACATTTTTTGGTATTTGAATACTACAAAAGAAAAAATTTGGTGTGTTCGTTTTATGTATCACAATTCTTTTAATGAAAGAAAAGAATTTTCAAAGCGAGGCATCAAAACAGAAAAAGAAGCTTATCAACTACTTTTAAAAGTTCAAAATGAGATAGAAGATAATGATTACTCTAGTGTTAGAATGAAAAATATAAAAATAGGCGAATGGGCAGATAATTGGTTTGATAACAACAATATGAACTGGAAATCATCGACTAAAGATCATGTTAGACTTGTTATCAAAAATCATATTAAACCTAAAATTGGATACAACAATTTAGGACAGCTTAGTAGACTAGAATATATAAAAAAATTTATCAATCCTCTTTCTAGAAAAATGTCACCTGCCACTGTACGCACGATACATACTATAATGATGCAAATAGTAAACTCAGCAGTTGAACATGAAGTCATCAAAAGAAACAAATTTGTAGGTATTGCGATAAAAAAAAGCTTCAAAAAAAATAAGTCTCTTTCAGCTGATGAGCTACAAATTTTTTTAAAAGAATCTGAAAATTTCAGTGTAGTTTACTCTTTAGCGGCACACACTTTAGCCTTCTCTGGTATGCGAAAAGGTGAACTTGCGGCGCTCACATGGAAAGATATCAATTTTGTAGAGAATACTCTTTCAATTAGTAAAACTCGTGATTTGTATGGCGTTCGCACACCTAAATCGCAAAATTCATATAGAACTATTTACATGAATGACGACATTATGACTAAATTTAATGAATATAAAAATCTATGTCGTCAAACTAAATTTTCAAAAGGTCTAAAATTGAAAGAAAGTGATTTTATATTTATTCAAGAAAATACTGCAATAGAGATAAATATAAACACACTAAATAAGTGGTTTAAAATAATATCAGAAGTTGCACACATTGAACATGTACATCCTCACATGTTACGACATACTCATGCTACTCTTTTATTAGAACAACAAGTACCAATTCACGTTGTTGCTGAAAGATTGGGCAACACACCTCAGATAGTTGCGAATGTTTATGCACATGTTCTATCTGAAGCAAGAAAATCTGTAGTAGAAGTTTTTCAATCTGCACTTAAAAAAAGCTAA